TTTTCCTCCCGGCTGTTTACCGTCCTAAGTGAAACGTAAGTAGGAATGTCTGGCTTTACGCCACTCAACGAGGAGCAGGCAGCTATGCTGTCTCTCATACAAGACAACCTTGACAGCGGTCAGGTTGGTTTTGGCTCCGTGTCGCATGTGCCCCGTGCTACGTCCCATGATGATTGGGGCGTGAGCATACCATCGGTTTCACGTGCCAAAGACCATAGGCAGGAGGCTGCAGCAGCCTTCCTGAAGGTTCCTGGTGCTGTCATGGTTGCTCCTTTCTATGACACACCAAGAAACATGTCCAAGATGGTCCTTCCAGGTTCGAACACTCTGGTTTCCAACAAGGTCTCCACAGTGTTCACTGGCGTTTTTGGAGCCCTCGTTAGTACCATGAAGGGTTATCAGGGTGCTGCCCGTGCTTCTGGTGACAAGCAAGCCTGCGATGATCTTGAGCGTATACGCCAAAAGATCAAGGTCATGTTTGGCACCAACGGGTACCCAGTTGGAATGGCTGCTCGTCTCATCAGTGGGAAGAAGTCGTATCGTGACAACCTCCCCAAGCAGACGTTCACCTGGATCCTGCAACAAACCCTTAAGTATCATGAGTATCATTTCCTTCATGATGCTTTGACGCCTGGCCCCGCAGGGATATTCCTCCTTGCCAAGGGCCTCGACGTCGGTCCGGATCATAGGTCCGACGCTGGCGCGCCGTATTTTATGAAGTGCACGCCAGAAGTCATGGTCAATGTGTTTGTCGACGCCCAACGGGCGTATCTGGCTGCACGTTCTGGGTCGCTCGTTAAGTTCCTAAACGACAACCCAATCTTCTCTCTCAAAGTCCTTAAGCCGAAGATGGATCGTTACACTACAGACAAGTTTGATAAGAATATCAGACCCTTATTTGTCGGTAGTGCTGCGCTTAGGGTCCTGTTCAGCATCGTTCAGGCGTTCATGAAGCCAAAACTTTTCACCGAGAGGTCACACAAGACCATGAACGCTGTTGGCTTTGCATATCAGCGTGGGGGTGCCGCCGCACTTTGGAAGTATTATAATGACTACCATCTTAGTGCCGAGACGGCCCCAGACGGAGTCGTCTATTCTGACGACCACACGCTGATGTTCAAGCTTTCCGGTTCGACGTACCTTGCTGAACTCGACTTCACCAAGCACTCAGTTAGTCAATGCTCGACCTTTGGGCGTTTGCACCTGAGATTGGTCAACATGGCTGCGAAGCGTGACGGGGTCGACCTGTTTCCTTTTACGGAGGAGGCGGATCGTGCCGCGTTCCGTGAACTCTTTGAGCTCAATTGCCGTCATGCCTACATCGCCCCTGTAAGCACCGTCAATGAGCAGATAATGCACATGACACATGGACTGCAGGATGGCATTCCTGGAACTTCGTTCTTTGGTAACACCGCGACGTACGCAGCTTTTGCTGTGTACGACCACGTACACGCAAAGTGCGTGCGTGACGGTATCACCGATCCGGACGAGTTCCTGCGCCGTTCCATGAAAGCCGTCACTGAGACACTTGGTTTCGATTATGATACCAAGGCTATACGGCTTTTCAAGTGGGATCCTGAAGCTAATGAGGTTCCCATTTCTTTCCTTAAGGCAACGCTGAGGCGCGACCCTATCTACGGTTGGGTTCCGGTCTATGACCACGTGGAGCAGCTCACAAAACTCGTCATAAGGAAGACACCCGCAGGGAAGAACCGTCAACTCTCTTCCCACGACGATCTGGCGAGACTAGTCTCCTGCGCCTATCAAACAGCGTTTGGACCCGAATGGGTGCACAAAGTACTCAAGGTTACCTTTGACTTTGTGCACAAGGGCATCAGGGTCGGCAAGATCGACCCTGTTGAGGTTCCTGGATGTGCGTCTTTCGTTCCCGAAATAACGAACGGCGTGATGCGCTTCCCCCCGATTGAAGAGTGCAAAAATCTTTGGTCGATTATGGGCGCTGTCAAGATCGACCCCCAGCTTGCGTCATTGGATCCTCGTGTCAAGTACACCGAGACCACCTGGGGCTCAGATTCAGACGACGAACAGGAAGCGGTACCCCCACCATCCCCCAAGATGAGCCCAAGCTATTGCCCCCAAAGCCCATCGAATTTTGAGGAGGGAGAAATCGACGTGCCTATGGTAGATGAACCAGCGAGTGCGCCCACCACGGCGCGCGCCAACAGGCGCAAACGTGGCAAGTACTCCGACAATGAGATGTCGGAGGAAGAGTTATGACTCCCTTGAGTTCCCCGCGGGGTGAACATACCTTCGAGTGTGCTTACCCCGCGGCCAGCGCGATCGTTGAAAGTTCTGTTTTACGTTACAGTTTATTG